ATTTGGAAAAAGGCAATGTGAACGTCTATGGTTCATTTTCAGGGTTTCGACCAAAACCACGTAGCCGTGTGTGCCCCACACCTTTGTGTAAAGAAATGTGTGAATATTTTGGTACACAAATCAAACATGGTAAACCAGCCATGAGTGGTTGGGAACCATGGCGAAAGAATATTGTGGAGATGGTGAAACCCACTGTTAAGCATGATCGACAAATACTCGATAAATGTGTTAAGGCATTTACTGCTGACATTGTTTCCAGATTGGAACATGGTTGGGAAAAAGAACTTGTTTTCTTGAGCCGCAAAGCTTCTGTTAATGGGCTTCCCTGCGTTAAGTTTATCGATAGGTTAAATGTCAACTCGTCCATGGGTTTTCCATGGAATAAAACAAAGAAGGAATTTTTAGTTCCTGACGTGGATGACACTTATCCTGATGGGATAGATTTCAAACCTGAAGTCTGGTTGCGTGTGGATGAAATTATGAACAAGTACGCAAATGGGGAACGAGCTTTTCCTGTTTTTACCGGTCATCTTAAAGATGAAGCCACACCATTAAAGAAATGTGAAATTAAGAAGACTCGCCTGTTTACAGGTGGGCCTGTGGATTGGAGCATAGTGGTGCGGTCGCGTCTGCTAGCATTCGTGCGGTTATTACAGAAAAATCCATACATCTTTGAAGCTGCTCCTGGTCTTGTGACTCAATCGACCGAATGGGGAAAAGTGAGAGAATATCTCACCCATTTCGGGGAAGAACAGATCATTGCTGGAGATTATGGAAAGTTTGATAAACACATGGTAGCTGACTTTGTTTTAGCTGCTTTTGAAATAATCTGTAACATTTATAAGAAAGCTGGTTTTGACGATAATGAGGTACGAGAGATTTATTGTATAGGTAATGACGTAGCCTTTCCTTTAGTGAATGTGAATGGTGATCTGATGGAGTTTTTTGGAACTAATCCATCCGGTCATCCCTTGACAGTAGTTGTAAATTCAATTGTAAATTCATTGTATATTCGTTATGCTTTTAGTGTATTAGGAGGAGACGTAAATGCGTTCCAGGAGTTGGTTCATCTTTTCACGTATGGCGATGATAATGCCATGGGAGTCTCTAAGACTATTCCATGGTTTAATCATACAGCCATACAGGAAGTGTTGGCCGATATTGGTGTAACATACACTATGGCCGATAAAGAAGCTGAATCCCAACCATATATCAATATACATGAGTGTTCGTTTCTTAAAAGAAAATGGCGCTATGATGAAGATGTTGGAGCCTATATGGCACCTTTGGATGAAGAATCCATTCATCGCTCACTAACTATGTGGGTACCATCAGGAACCCTCAATGAGTTCGCACAAATGCGAGACGTTATTATAGCAGCCAATAACGAATATTTCTTTTATGGTAAGGAAATATTTAACAAAAATAGAGAATTTTTTCGTGGGGTTCTTTCACAAGCACCTTACAATGCATATACCACGGACTTGACCCTTCCTACCTGGCAGGACCTATATGAGAGGTTTTGGAGGGCGTCGGGAAAACCTGTACAGGCCTAAGTGTAGTTTAGGCAAGCTGCATTTTTGTATACTATATGTCTCAGAAAAATAATAATAATAATAGAAACATAATCGTTGAAGCAATCACGAGAAGTATTGCTCACATTGCACAGGCATACGACAATCTGTGTATATGTTGTAATAATTGTCAAAATCAAGTGTCTGTTGAGACTGGTATAACACACAGTACTTCTTATTGTGCTGAATGTTGCACCCACAGATCACGCAGACCAGTTTGTCCTGCCTCATTTGAATTACAATCAGAAGAGACTTCTTCGGGTGAAACAGGACAGGCAGCTGAAACAGTGTCCCAAACAGTGACATTCCTCGATGCCAATGAGGGTGATGTTGTTTATATGGACAACACAGATAATAAAGTAGCTTTGGTTGATAACACAGACGATCTAGCTTTAGGAAGTTTTCTAGCTAGACCTACACTTATCTATACCAAAACATGGACTACATCTGAAACTGTTGGTATCACTGGCACCTTTAAACCCTGGTACGAATTCTTAAACAATGCAGTTATTAAGCGAAAGTTAGAGAATTATGCTTTCCTTCGTGGTAACTTACACGTGAAAACCATTTTGAATGGCACGCCATTTCAATACGGCAGTATTCGCATGGTGTATAAACCACTATTGGGTTGGGTCAATGACTCTATTCGTGCTACTAGCTTTTCAGCAGCCACTAGTATGGTACCATACTCACAAGTACCTGGTTTCTATCTATTTCCAGAAGCTAATGCTGGAGGAGAAATGGTATTACCATTTTTCCTGCATAAGAATTGGATGGATATAACCAGTGTAGCAGAAGTCCAGAATATGGGTGAAATGAGTCATGCTATCTATGTGCCCTTAAGGACTGCAGTTACTGGAGGTACTACATCTGTCACCGTCAAAACTTACGCTTGGATGACAGGAGTTCAGTTAATGGGGTCAACTAATAAGTTGACTCTACAAGGTGATGAATATGGACAAGGTCCGGTTTCACGTCCAGCTACAGCTATTGCAGCAATAGCTAGCCGTCTAACCGATATTCCTATTATAGGAACATTTGCACGAGCTACGTCCATAGGAGCTTCAGCTGTGTCATCCATAGCTTCATTGTTTGGTTACACCAACGTTCCTGTGATAGATAACGTACATGCTATTCAACCTATGAATGCACCTA